CTGGAGGCAACACAATGCCTGTACTCATTACCACTGATAGCGGGCGCAGCGTTGATGTTGCTGATCCTGCAAATGCTCAGGTAGTCGCCGACGCGTTCGACCGACTGACCCTGCGCGCAACCACTGCTGANGCCGCCGCCGAGAAAGCTCAAGCGACTGCCGACGGTACCGCCGAGAAACTGACCGCCGCCCTGGCGCTGGGCAGCGACGACGCGATCAAGTCCCGCGTGACCGCCCTGGGTGCGCTGAACACCACCGCTCGTAAAGTGGCTGGCGATGCGTTCACCTGCGACAGCGTCGACCCGACCGAAGTGATGCGCGCCGCTCTGCTGGTCAAGCGTCCAACCGTTGACTGGGCTGCGAAGTCCCCGGCATACATCCAGGCATCGTTCGACATGGCTGCTGAAGCCGAGCCGAACGACAAAACTGATGACAAGACAACAGTTACCGGTGACACCGCGACCGTTCTGAGTCAGTTGCTTGCACTGGCCCAAGACGCATCGGGCAAGTCCACCGCTGACAGCGCACCGGTCGCCGACGCGTACACCACCTACAAAGAATCTCAGGCCAACGCCTGGAAAGGAGCGCAGCAATGAGCGTACAAGGCGGTAATGCGATTAACCACGGCGTCGCGTATGCGGGCATGGTCTCCACCGGTTTTCAACTGCTGAACAGCGTGTCGAAGCTGAACAAAGGCACCGTGAACATTCCGTTCGGTACTGGCGTTGTGACCGACGGTGACGACGGTGCGAAAGTTCCGGTCTCTGCGTCCACCGCTGCGAACTTCGTCGGCGTGATCAAGCGTGAGCTGAACCGCGCTTACACCGCCACCGATGTCGTCGGCGCGGTTGCCAAGTACGACATGACCGTTGTGACCTCGGGCGAGATCTGGGTGACCGCGTTCGTCGCAGTGACCAAGGACCAACCGGTTTACCTGATCGTCGGTGACGGTACTGGTACCAACCAAGGCAAGTTCACCAACATTGTTGGCGCTGCTGCGACCCTGGCGGTACTCGTACCAGATGCAAAATGGACCAGTTCGGCGGGTGCCGGTGCGCTGGCTAAAATTTCTCTGAACATCGGGGGCTGATCATGACTCAGCGCACTAAGATTTCTGTAGCCGTAGCCGACGCATACGCTGAACGCAACGGTCTCGCCAAAGGTCACCAAGTGACGTTCACCGACGGTCTCCCGACCGTGGATGACGGTCTGGCGTTCTACATTTCGCAACTGGCGAATCTTGAAGCTAAGATTTACCAAGCGAAATACACCGCCATCACCTTCGCTGAACTGATCCCGGTCAACACCAACATTCCGGAATGGGCTGATTCGTGGGACTACATCTCCTACGACGCAGTGACCGTCGGTAAGTTCATCGGCTCCAGCGCCGACGACCTGCCAAACGTTGCCATCGCCGCGAACAAAACCTCGGTGCCAATCGGTTACGCTGGTAACAGCTACGATTACAGCCTGGACGAGCTGCGCAAATCGCAACAACTGCGCATCCCGCTGGACACCACCAAGGCTCAGGCTGCGTTCCGTGGTTCGCAGGAACACATCCAGCGCGTGGCTTACTTCGGTGACGCCGCTCGCAACATGACCGGCCTGTTCAACAACGCCAACGTTCAGCTCGATTCGTCGACTGTCGACTGGTACAACGCTGCCACCACCGGTAACCAGATCGTTCAGGACATGAACACCCTGCTGACCAAAGTGTGGATCAACTCGGCGAACGTTCACGTACCGAACGTACTGGTCATGGACTCGGCGCGTTACGCGTTCATCTCCAGCAAGCGTATGGAAACCGGTACCGACACCACCGTGTTGGAGTTCTTCCTGCGCAACAACCTGTACAAGAACCTGACCGGTCGTGATCTGCGCGTGGTCCCACGTCTGCAACTGTCCGCCGCACAACTCGCCGCTGGTGGCGTGTCGAACGGTTCGAAAGACCGGATGATGGCGTACGAACTCAACGACGAGAACCTGGGCATGGTCCAACCAGTGCCATGGCGTGCGCTTGCCCCTCAGATGCGCGGCCTGAACGTGTTCGTTCCCGCCGAGTACAAAACGAGTGGGGTAGAACTGAGATACCTTTTCAGCGCGGCCTATCGCGATTCGATCTAAGGTAAATGCTTGACAAGCCCCGCTTCGGCGGGGTTTTTTATTGTGATACGAAGCGGTTACCCTTCGCCAGATTCTCGTGCGCCCACGGGGGTTGCAGGTTCCACAATGCATTGATGATCGATGGGTCGGTCACACCGAAAAGAGTCATGAGACTTACTGGGATTTTGTGATCAATATGCCACTCACCGTAATTCGCCCATGTCATCCCAGGTTTGAACTGTTGTTCGAGGTGTAACCTGAGGTCGTTACTCCCGTATCCTAAAATGTCTCGAGACGGTCGTCTTCTTTTGACGTCACCCGTTGCGGTCATTACACGGCGAACCATTTCTCGCATTTGAATCGACATTCTGAACACTGGATCGGTTGCCCGTCGGTGACTGTGGTATGCGTATTCTTTCTTACGGTTATGAGTCTGATCACGCCACTTCTGTTTCGAAGCCTTCACCCTGTCAGGATTCTTGAGTCTATGCGCACGTGTCTCAGCTGCGAGCCTTTCACGGTTGGTGTCACGATACGATTGCTTATATTCGGCCACTTTGTCTGCGTTTGCGAGTTTGTGGCGGGTAACGGTATTGAATACGCACGCCGTGCATTTGGTGTTCTTTAGGTAACGCGTCGAAAGATGTCCATGCTTACACGGAACACCTGTAAAATAGTGAGTCAAGCCAGCAGATGTAGCGTCGGCGCGGGAGATGATTTCCATCGGGTGTGACCTCGGTCAAAAGGAGTCAGGGGAATGCGGAAGGCGCTGACTAAGCGCTGTTCAACTGGCCGGTCTATCCGCACCGCTACATTGACACCGAGTGACCATCCTGTCAACATCGAACCCACTCCAACGCATCCGAGGTAACACCACATGCTACTGCGAAACAATTCGAAACGCCTGATCACCATCAACGCGCCGATGACCGAGAGTGGTTATTCCACGTTCTACGACATCAAGCCCGGCGACAACCCAGCGGTTGAAGTGCCGGACGAGTTCTGCAAGTCCGACTTTGTCAAAAACCTGCTCAATACCGGCGACCTGACCCGCATGACCCCGGCTGAATCCGACAGCGACGACGTGGACTCCCTGCGCGACGAAGCGATGCTGCTCGACATCAAGGTCGACAAGAAGTGGGACGCTGCGCGCATCCAGTCCGAGATTGACAAAGCGAACGCGTGACGGTAATGTCATGACTCACGTCAGTGTTGCCCTGTAACAAATAAAAACCCCAGTCATCCTAACCGGTGCGTCTGGGGTTTTTACCGTCTGTCATGCTATGCTATGGCGAATTGACAGGGGACCACATCATGGCCTTCAAAGATGTACTATCGCTTGACGCAATGTTCCTGCGCATTACCAACGGGCTGCGCGCACTCACGTCCCAGGACTACACGTCGGTAAATGTGAAGAAAGGTGTCCAGTACGAAATCGCCAGTAACACTGCCGCGCTCGCTGACGGTGCGAACATCGACACGATTTTCATCACCGGTCCCCTCCCCGTCATCATCAAAAGTCGCATCGTGAAGTTCAACGGCACCAGTATCACCACTCGCGTCTATCGCGCACCTACGCATAGCGGTGGTGCAGTCGTCCCGTATTTCAACCTGAACGATAAAGACCCGGTTGTCGGTGGCGTGGTTATCCGTACGGGCGTAACGGTAACAGCGGTCGGTACTGAGTTCGGAGCCCCGACATTCGATGTGGGTTCAGCGGGTCAAGGTAACTCAAGCCTCAGCACCTACTCGGTTACCGGTATCGAACGAGTGCTGCGCCCTAACACCACGTACTTACAGCGGATCACGAACGATTCAGGCGCGGTACAGCGCGTCACGTCGTATCTGACGTGGTACGAAGGCGACCCCGATTTCCCTAATACGGACTACACATCATGATTATCACCCAGGCAATGATTGACAGCTTCCGGGCTGAGTTCCAGGCGTTCACCGACCCGGTCAAATGGCCTGACTCGCTCATCTCGTGTGCGCTGTGTGAGGCTGACGCCGAGACGGGTTCGAGCCGCTGGGGTGCGTACGAGGATGAGTGTCACAACTTTAAGCGACGCGGCATGTTCTACTTCGCTGCACACTGGCTTGCGACGAACTATGGTACAGCCGGTGTGACTGTTGATCCTAACTCTGAGGCACGGTTGAACGTTGCCAGCAAGTCAGTAGGTGATGAGTCTATCGCGTATCGCGTACCTAAGATGATGGACGTGGGCGACGACTGGTTGACCTTCACAGTGTATGGTCAACAATTTTACAGATTGCGCCGCCGCGCAGGGATGGGAGCGATTGCAGTATGAGTACATTGCCTGACGTGGTAGCACCGGCCAACATCTGGTGGGATGTGTACGCGATGACCGGTATCGCACCCGGTACACCGATTCAAATATTCAACAAGTCGGACGTTCGCTTGGTTGTTCAGGAACGTACCGACCGCCCCGGCGCCCGGTACGTTTGACGGACCATATGTCGCTACGAACTGGCCCTGGATCGCCACGCAGCAAGGCGTAACGGGCTGCTGGGTGAAGTCGTCCGATATCGTGTTCATCAACGTGCAAGTGGTGGAATAAATGTTAAAGCCACGGAACTTCGGCGGTGGATCGACGCCACAGGTTAACGCTGACTGGCTCGCAACGTCGGGTGTCGCACAGATCCTGAATAAGCCCATCGCGTTCGCTCCCACCGGGCACAACCAAGCGTGGAATACGATCACCTCGACCCCGACAACGTTGGGCGGTTATGGGATTACTGATGGTGTGACGGGCGCTGCACTCGCCTCGGCGTTAAGTGCGAAGTTCAACACCCCTACCGGCGCGACAAACCAATACATACGCGGTGATGGTTCCCTGGCGACATTCCCGACCATTCCTACGACCAAGCGCATCGAGACGTACGCGGGTACCACTGACGCGAACGGGTTGATCACCGTCACCTACCCCGCCGCGTTCTCAACCGTACCGAACGTACAGCCCGGGCCGGTGCCTGACAGCACGATGAGTTGGGTATTGGTGTCGAGCACCGCCACGGGGTTTAGCGTACGACTCGTGCAGCGTGCAGTCCTCACGGTCCTGTCATTGCAAGTGTTGGCCGGTTTGGTCACGAACGTGGCGGGTTCGGCTGCTCAGGTGTTGGTGGTTGAGCGGTAATAGGCGTGGCCACACAGCGGCAGTTGTACGATTGATACACCCAGGGGCGTGCGATACGGTCGCGCTTATATTCGAGTATCCGCAAAATACGACCCGGGAAATGGCGCGCCAACGGGTCACCCCGCTCACATGCTGCATACTCAACGGCCTGGGCAATCGCTTGCGGGCCGACCCACCCGATACGGGTATCAGCGTTCCATGCCAGACGGGTCGCACCGTATGCGAGCTTGAAGCACTCCCGGGCGGTCATCATCGTCCCAACTCCTTCTCGGTTTTACGTGGATTCTGCACGACGAAACTCTCGTTCTGATGTGCGTCGCTGCACACGAACCCGGCAGCTTGGAGCGCGTCACGTGCGATCTTTGACAGCGTCGCACGACTGGCACCCTTGAACGTTATGGTCGCGTTGGTCATGTCAGATAGGCCTCTGAACGCCATACTTTTTGGTCGCGAGTTCAGCGTCTTTCCAACCGCTGCGCCAGTCAAACGCCGCCGTGGCGTTGAATGCGTCACCGTTGATAAACGCGTTCCAGCCTTCGTCGTAGTAGGTCATTGAAAGGTGTATCCCACGGCAGGTTTCGGGGACTTCGCGTCGCGAGTCATGAACAGTACGAAAATGGTGAGCGCGATCATTTTGGTGCACCACTGAACGACGCGCTACTGAGTAAAATGGTTCGACCGTTCAGTATTCTGTCATGGTTGATCAACCCTATAGTTCGCCAACGAATCGCATATTTGCGGCCGAGAGGTGTATTCGATGCCTTTATCGCGGAATCAAACCATATGGATAAAATGTTAAGCGCCACCACCGTGGATATGTTCATCCTGACCTACTCGTTATTAAGTTGACGACCCCATCGTATGACACTCTGACGAGGTCGTCAACACTCATCACGCAGCCTGGGGAACCAATATGAGTTCAGGTGGTGCGAATCGGAGGAACCGCTGCATCACCATGCGCACCTCACGCTCCATCTCCTGCTGATGATCGGTGGGGATCTTCTCAGCGAGTAGCATCGCGTCGTGCCACAGGGCGCCTATGAGGCTGTCAGGGCCTTTGACATCCACGCCTTCCATCTCAGGGCGCGACGGTGCTGGCGGCTCGGCATGCTTGCGCTGTATCGCCGCTGCACGTATCTCACGGATGGTGGTGCGCATCGCCCCGACCGTCTCGAACGACAGTACGTCCAGTTTCAGGCGGTAAGCCGCACGGAACGTCGACACGTACAGCTTCACTGCGTCGGGTGCTGGCTTCTCTTTCGAGTCTGCAACGGGTCGCCCCGCCGTCTGACTCCACCCGTTTGTTTTGAACGCGTCACGGGTCAGCTCGTTGAAGTGATCCAGGGTTTTCACGTCCTCAGACTTGAGCGTCGAGAACATCCCGTTTGCGGCGCTTTCTACGCCTTTCGCTTTACGGGCAATGTTGATGAAGTCCGCTGCTAATGTGTTCATTTTCACTACTCCAAATTATTAGATTGGGTAGCGTCCGTGCACTTGGTTGATCCCCTGCTGTCGGTTTCGACACTTTCAGTATGGTTCACGATGACGAAGCCGTCAAAGCCGTTCGTCGGGACAAGAGTGACCAGAACCGTATAAATAGTCACGAAACGCCCAGTGTAATTTTTGGGTCATTGAAATGAAGGTGACTAACAAGTCACCGTGCGACCACATTGGCGTCATCGGTCACGGAATGTCTTTTCTAGGCTTACCGGTGCTGAAACCATACCCCGTACCCCGGAACTCGCAAACTATCCGGGGTACGATTCTAGCGCTCTAGCTCGCGGGTTTGAGGGGTGTTACCCGAATACCCCGCATCGATCTCACTCTCACGCTGCTGGCTATATACTGTATTACATATATATCATTCCTATTCTAATATTATTTATTAAGGGTATCGGGGTATAAAATAAAAAGAGGTGTCTATTCCGGTACTCTCAGCGATACCCCGAATGTCTACCCCGTATGGAATTACCGGGGTAAGGATTGTCACGACATCCATTGTGGTATTATTCGACTCATGCCTATCACCCTGAAAACCGTTGACTTCCAACGGGCCGTCGACACGCTGAAAACGGAACTGAAAAAGTTTCGCGGAGGCAAGTACGCGCTTGTCGGGATTCACGAGGATGCAGGGAAAGTCGAGGGTGAACAGATGACCGAGGCTGAACTCGGCGCGCTTCAACATTTTGGCACCGATGGACCGCCCAAGATTCCCGCCCGCCCCTGGCTCGATGTGGGGGTACAGTCTGGTACGGTTGAGGTGATCGATTACGTTCGTGACCAGATTGGTCAAGGTGCAAACCTCGACACTGTCATCGAGGGTGTCGGCATCCTGGCGGCTGGGGCGACTCAGCAGTACATCACGGACCTGAAGACACCGCCCAACGCACCGTATACAATCGCCAAGAAGGGATCGGATAACCCACTTTTGGACACGGGAAGAATGCGCTCGTCCGTCACATCTACGATCACCGACGAAAAACCGACAGAGGGGTTATAACTTGTCGTTAGATATGATCCATCACATCGACGCGGTATTCGTATCGGTCCCGGCAACGCGCACAGCGATGACTGGCGGCGGCTACGTCGATGGGATATTCGTCCCTGGCTCGACCACCACCGAACCCTACGTAGTGAACATCCAGCCGGTCAGCGAGCGCGAACTCGATTTCTTGCAACAGGGTGGTGAACGGATCGTCGACGCTCGCCGGATCTACGTGAACGCGGGCAACATGCAACTGATCGACCAGACGGGCACGTGGACTTTCATCGGTCAAACGTGGAAGGCGCACAAGTGCGACAACCGTTACTGGCGCAATTACTGTAAGGTTGTTGTATCCAGAATTGACGATCAGGCCTGACAATGCCAGCCAGAACCCCAAAACACATTCGTGAAAAGCAGATGACCGAACTCGCATCTGCCGACGGTTATACGTTCGTTAGTTGGGGCGCCGAATACACCGGTAACCTCACGAAGGTCGTAGTCAACTGTAAGATCCACGGTGACTGGACCACAAAACTTTCATACTTCACTGACATGAAGACACGTTGCCCGGGCTGTGCGATACAGCTTCGTCGCGTAGATGTGAACGTAGTCAGATCTGATATCGTTGAGTCATGCACGAAAACGGGTTACGAGTTTTTAGGATTTGTTGACGGTTACGTGAACAATGCGTCCAAGGTGAAACTTCGTTGTCGGTCACACGGTGAATGGAAAGCCACTGTTGCGCATGTGCTACACAATGCGACGGGGTGTCCTGTGTGCGGTGGTACACAGAAACTATTAGAGTACGACGTGATAACCCGCATCGGAGAGGTGGGGTCGCAGAAAGGATTCGTTTTCGCAGGGTGGGTTGACCGTCACGAGAATAATTCAAGCAAGGCACGTTTACTTTGTGTTGACCATGGTGAGTGGTCAGCAGTCGTTGAGAGCATCATTCACCAAAAATCAGGATGTCCGAAGTGTGCAGTATTTGGGTTCGTGCCGTCGAAAAGTGGGACGCTATATGCATTGCGATCCATTGATGGCGAGCACCTCAAGGTCGGAATATCCAACAAGTTTAACCAGCGACTTGCGCAGCTACAGAAACGAACACCTTTCGAGTTCGAAGTCCTACGTGGATTAAAGTTTACAAACGGTGGTGATGCGATGGCTGCCGAACAGGTGATTCACAAAACGTTCCCGTCTGCGGGACTGGTCGGGTTCGACGGCTGCACCGAATGGTTAAAGTGGTCGCCAGATGTGATAACATGGATCGACTTGTTTTCGGGTGGTGCCTGTAATGACCAATGAGCAACTGTTCGCCATTCTGCGACCGATCATCATGCGCGTGACGGGTGTGCCCGAATGCATCCTGGCGGATCAAAACGCCAAGTCGCCAACCGGTGAATACGCGTCGATTCGACCACGCCAAAGTATCGATCAACGTGGGCAGGCTCACATCTACCCGATTAACAAGATCGGTGATCAAGTCACCGTCGACGTACGCGCTCAGATCATCGCCACAGCCAGTGTGAATTTCTACCGAGGCGACGCGATGGCACGGGTTGAGCGCCTCAAGGAGTGCAACAAGCGCCCCGACGTGTCGATAGATCTGTTCAGGGCGAAGGTGAGGTGGTTGGGTACTTCAGCCGCCAACAACCTCACAGCGCTACAGTCGGTCAACTGGGAGCAACGTGCGCAGATCAACATTCGCCTCGGTTACGAGGTGTCGAATATCAACGATATCAACAACATTCTCAGCGCCAGTATCATCGTCGAAAACGAAGACGGCGCGGTACTAGAGACGATCAACGTACCGTGATAGACTCTCGCGGGATTACACACCTTCTCGGAGTTAGCAAATGAGCTACCCAGCAACGAATATCATTCAGATCAACACGACGATTCGTCCGGCTGGGCTCGGGACAGCTAACTTCGCAAGCGCGATGCTGTTCGCCCCGAACACCGAACTGCCGGTCGGTTTTACCGCCGATACGTACCGCACCTACTTCAGCTTGAAGGATTTGGCGGTCGACTTCGCGACGACCACTGAAACGTACAAGGCTGCAAACCGTTGGTTGGGTAGCACCCCAGCGACTCGCCAAGTTTACGTGTACGCGACAGCCCTGGCCGACGCCGACTTCTCTGTGACATTGACCAAGGCACGTACCAAGCTTTGGTGGTACTGGACGATGGTCACCGCACCGGTTTATGCAGTGGGTGCGACTGTCACCACCATCGCCATCTGGTGTGAAGCCAACGGCAGTATGTTCATCAACAACCAGACGGGCGCTGCTGCAACTGCGATCCGTACGAACGCTGTCGGTAATATCGCCAAAACCCTAACGACTGCCGGCTATCGCCACGTGTTCACACCGACCCATGCGACCGATGCTTACTCGGGTAACGCATTGGCCAAGCACTTTGCAGCAGTGAACTATTCAGCTGATAACTCGACCATCACCGGTGAGTTCAAGAAGTCCCCAGGCGTAGTTGCTGAAGACATCGATTCGACGTCGTACGCGAATATGCTGCTGGCGACCAACAAAGCTGTGTTCTACACCGTGGTGGACAACCAAGGGTCTGTCGATCAGGGTCGTTGGCTGAACACTTTCACGCATAGTACGTTCGGCGAATATATCGACGATGTGGTGAACCTCGACGCTTTTATCAACGTCATGACCACTACGCTTTACAACACTCTCGCCGGTCAACCGACCAAACTAGCACAAACACCAGTTGGTCAAGCTGTACTGATCGGTGCTGCTCGTCGAGTGTGCCAGCAGTTCATCAGCAACGGGTATCTGGGTCCGCGTAATTACATCAACCCGGACAACGGTCTGGATGCGTACACCATCGGTTTTGAGATCCTGACCAAGCCGGAAGACATTTTGAATCTGTCTGATGCTGACCGTGATGCTCGTAAATCTGCACCGATCCGCATCCGTGTGTTCCGCGCTGGCGCTATCCACGCCGTCCAAGTCAATATCGACGTCTACTAAGGGTGACCGCAAATGTCTCTGAGTAACTTTAGCACTGACCTCTGTGTCGTCACTGTCAACGGTCGTCAGATCAAAGACTGGGGCGAGACTGCGACACCGTACACCGACGCCCCAATCGATCCGAAGGCAGCGCTTCGGCGCGGCCAGGGCGGTAACGCCATTCGCCTCAACCGGATTAACCCGGGGCGTGCGGTAAGCCTGTACCTCAACCCGGGGTCACCCGACTCGGCGTACCTGCAAGGTCTCCACACGTCGAACGCCAACATCACGCTCACTTACACGCAGATTGGCACGCTTGAAACTGCTCTCGGTGTCGAAGGCGTGATGGTGAACGATGGCGAGCGTGGTCGCGGCGGTATGACCATCAACGACGATCAGTTCATGTTCGAGTTCAACAACTGGACGGCGACCAGGGGTTAATCGATGAGTCAAGTTAAAGCATTCACCGTTGGTGCGCGGACGTTCAACGCCGCGCAGGCCAGCGCCGTGAAGCAGGATGAACTATTGAGCATGCTCACGGTGCCTCTGATGGAACGTGCCATGGGTGCCGCTCAGCTCGGTAAAGAACTTGACGACGCGGTACTCGGCCCGATGTTCATGTCGATGAACCACGCGGCCAAGGTCAAGATTGCTGAGATCCTGATGAATCAGGTGTTTATCGCCGGGACGAGTATCCCGGTAACCATCGATGATTTCTCGGGTCGGATGGTTGAATATAACCAATTGCTCGCGAAGCTATTGCGTTTCAACCTTTCTGATTTTTTCGATTGGCTGCCGCTCGTCCTCGTCGCAGAGGGTCAGACGGCAGCACCCGAAAACGCTCAATAGTCAACTGGTATCTGATGCGCCCATGTACGGGGGTGGATGGTGTTTGCCCTCCCCTATGCACCTGGGCGCAGTTGAACGACGGAACTTACAGCCTCGCTGACGTGGAACGCTTCAACGTCACAATTCAAGAACTTGTCGCCGTCAGGGTGGCGCAGATTACTCCGACATAGGTGACACAAATGGCAAACGTACTCACCAGCTTCCTTGTCGGTATTGGTTGGGACACGTCGGACTTCGACAAAGGCACCCGCGAAATTGAGCGCGGCATGCAAGGGGTTAAGGTGTCCGCCCTCGGCATCAGCGCCGCCATTCTCGGGGTGTTCGCTGGTGTAGCCGGTGCGGCTGTTGGTACCGCCCAACGCGTCGACCAGCTCTCTCTCGCCACGCAGAACCTGAACACGAATAAGCAGTTCGTGTCGAACCTGGGTGGCGCTATGAAGCTAATGGGCGGCGATGCGGCTGCTGCCCTGACAGAAGTGCGTGGGATTGAGGAAGCACTTACCAACCTACAAGTCAAAGGTGAGATCGGCCCATTCTCCGACCTTGCTGTCGCAGGGGTGGACATCTCCAACCTGACGAACAAGTCGACCGCCGAGGGGTTCCTATCGGAACTCTCCGACCAACTCCCGAAACTGAATAATAATCAGCGTCAATCTGTCCAGCAATCGCTCGGCCTATCCGACGCCACGATGAAAGCGCTCAGTGGTGGTAGTCAGCAGTTCGAAGCGTTGGTGCAACGCTCTCAGGACTTGACCGGTACGATCACGCAGCTCACCGATAATTCGAGAAAGCTCAGCGACCAGATGGCCGAGTTCGGTCTGCGTATGACTGGGATTACGAACGAGCTGACTGAGAAAACACTTCCTGGTTTGATCAATCTGTCAACTTGGGCGAATCGGTTCATCGAGAAACATCGCGATGATATCTCGGGTGTGATCGACACGGTCGCTGAACACCCGGGCTCGACAGCCGCGCTCGGGGGTGGAGCATTAGCGGCGGCACTCGGCGCCTTGACCTCGAAACTGGGATTGAAAACCCTCGGTGGGGTGGCGTCTAAGGTCGGTACAGCGGGCATGATCGTCGGCGGCGCAACACTCGCCACGGACGTAACATTCGATACTCTCGAAACACATTTCCCCGGTCTGAAGTCGTTCGAGCAGAATGTGGACCAAGGCGCTCGTAACATGGGTCTCGGTAAACTCGTCGATTTTTCTGACTGGTTGTTTAATACCGAGACAGCACCGTCGAATACCCCATCGTGGTACGACAAGCAACAACCTGCCGATCTGACGTCACCGAATGGTTACACGCCGATCCCGTTGACGGACCCTGCAAGTTACACGCCCGACGCCATGTCAACACCATACAAGGATGTCACTCCTCGCACCGAGGAAGACAATGACGCACTGGTGAAGGCGATCCAAGCGGCGAAGGTAAGCGTCTCCAACAATGTGAATTTGAATGTCACGCTGGATGGTCAAGCCATTGATGCCAAAATCACCGAAGTTACAGAGCGCGCCAATTACAGTACAATCGATGACGTCCGCTCTTCGACATCGAGGTAACCCGTGAGCATTGTTCAACTCTTCACCAAACAGGCGCCGACCATCGCGGGTTACTCATTTGACGCGGTGCTCGAAGACACGTTCGAAGCCACGGTTGATGTGACCACGTATCCTATCGAGTCGGGTGTGCGCGTTTCTGACCATAGGATCTTACAGCCGTTTAAGTGGTCGATGGTCGGCGCGGTGAGTAACAATCCTCTCAAGATACAGTTAACGGATTTTCTCGGTGGTGCACTGTCCAACCTGACGAACAACCCCCTGGTAGCCAGTATCGCTGGTCTATCGGCGGGTTTCCTGGCGGGCAGCGACGAGACACGTGCCAGCACCACGTTACAATTTCTCATCGTGCTGATGCAGTCGGGCGACCCTTTCGATATCGACGCAGGCGACATCACACTGCGTAACATGGTGATTACACGGCTATCACGTACCAAAGATCCGAGCAATGAGAACGGGTTGATATTCATCGCAGACCTACAAGAGTTGATTACCCTTGAACGTATCGCGTTTGTCGGTCCCCCGACACCTGCTGAACTGCGTGACGGTGATCCGTCAAAGTCCGCGATTACGCGTGCGATTAATCGCGGACAGAAAATGATCGCGGACACGAAGGCTGCCGTCACCGCGCAGGTCGACACCGTTCTCGAGAGTATTTTCTAATGGTTGAAATCCCGATCCTGAGCGGCTCGACCAACGCACATCAGCGGTTTTCGATCCAGCTCGGTGTGAACTTGATCAACTTCGAAATCGATTACGTCTCGTATCTCGACAACCCCGCGTGGTCGATGAACCTGTATCGAGACGGCTCACCACTGGTGCGCGGTGCCATGCTCGAGCCAGGATGCGATGTGATCGCCAACTACCGCGCAAATATCGGTCTACTCATCTTCGTGGGTGATCCCGTGACCCTGGATAACCTCGGTATCGCGAACCATCTCGTGTGGGTGACCGAATGAGTAATGGTCGCACATGGTCGATGGACATTAACGGTCAACCGTATATCGCACCACAGACGGGGTTTCGGATGTTCCGCGTGCAATTCGATATCCAGATCAGCCCGGGCGATGCGCTATCGCTCGCTGACATCAGGCTCACCAATCTGGTAAAGCCGACCGATATTCAGCAGGGTTCATCGATTGTATTTCGAGCGGGCTTCGAGGATGCGAACGACACGATTTTCATTGGCTACGTGACCAACATCTTGCGTGAACGCACACCGGGTTCGACTGAGGTTATCACTCGTCTCATCTGTAAGTCCGGTGACCCCGTCAAGGATCGTGGGTCGGCACAGGGGTCATATGGTCGCGGAACAAAGATTGTCGACGTCCTGCGCGATCTGGCGCGCTCGTGGCCCATACAACTGGATATCGACGAGAGTCAATTCAACGACTCCCCATTGCTCGTTAGTGGGTACAACACGAACGGCGACATCCCCACCATTCTGTTCAACCTCGGTTACGCGTATGGCTTCGAATGGGTACAGGAACGCGGTCGTTTGATCGTGACCCGCCGTACGTTCCCGCGCACCGTATCGCCGACACTCATTAACCAGTTCACCGGTATGCAGGGTATCCCCGAATTGACTCGTGGGCCTGATGGGTTGGGCGTGTTCGTCAGTGTGAAGATGAATCCATACTTCAGGGTCAACGGTCGTATCACAATTCAGAGCGAGTTCACCACGTACAACACCGGTAACCTGTATTTCACCGAACTCGGCGGCGATGCCACAGCCAACGGTGATTACAACATTTTCGCATTGCGTCATCGCGGGGATAGTCACGGCAACCTGTGGTCTACCGAGATCGACGGGATTCGTGAAGGTGCTGTTGCACCACCTGCTGGCGCCGTACCGAATTCAGTGACTACGACTGGTGTATTGGTGTGGGGCGCTCGGGTCGATCAAGCGTTCCGTGTTCGCGTGCGTCAGATGGGTAGCAACCTGAACATCAATCCTGACTGGTTGATGGCTGTGATGGGGTTCGAGACGGGTTACTCGTTCGACCCGACCACCAGTAACCCTAGCAGCTCGGCGACGGGTCTGATCCAGTTCCTCGAAGCCACAGCGCGTGGACTTGGTACGACGACGACTGCACTGCGCCGCATGACTGCCGTTCAACAACTGGATTACGTCGAGAAGTATTTCGCGCAGTATGCGAGCCGGATCACGAACCTGGGGGATTGCTACATGGCGGTGTTGTGGCCGGTAGCGATGGGTCGTCCAGACTCGTACGTAATGTGGACGAAGGTCGGGCAGTACGCTGCTCAGTACGCTGCAAACGCAGGGTTGGACGTGAACCGGGATGACGAGATCACACGGGGTGAAGCAGTCGCCCGCGTGAATACATCGCTGATGCGCGGGCAACAGTTTGCGCAGTGATTAACCCCTTCTCTGCTGCGGCATCGGTACGAATGTGTATTGGTCCCTACCGTGGTGGTGAACGTACCAATAGTCACTGTCGAGACGGTTCATCAGTTCCCGAAAGGTGTACAACCGCGTAGCGAGTGTGCGTTTCATTTGCTATCCCTCCGTGCCCGAGTCCACCCATCGATCCACTTGTTCGCTGACCACGGGGTCGTATCACCGAATGGGTTTGCGTCCTTCGACTTGCCGCCCAGGAACGCCGCGTAACCTTGCTCGAATGGTGTCATTTGGCACGCTCAAAAGTGAAGGTGTAGGTCACGGTACCGAGGGGTCGTTCACCTTTATTATCTTCGACGCGCACCGATACCTCACCATTTGCACCGGCATCTTCAATAGCTTTTTCGATCATTTCTTTTGCCTGATCGACAGTAAGTTTGTTCAGTTCGATAATCATGATTCGATTCCTCTGCTGTGTACCGACACTGTATCACTCGTGACGAATCCGTCAATCCCTACCGGTTAAAAAGCCCGGCGAACCGGGCAACACATCAACACAAGCAGGGAGGTTGCACAGTCGCATTTAATGACGTGACTGTCAAGCGTGCGCAATGTATTATCATGTCCATATTTAATGGGGTCGACACATGGCGCATACGCGGGCACAGCAGCCACAAATGCTACGAGAAGCGTTCCGGGAAATGATGAAAGGTGTCGCCACTTCGGTGCCCGGTCACATTCTCGCGTTCGATCCCGTGACCCAGCTCGCTCAAGTGCAGATCGGCATAACCCGTGTAGACTTGAACGGCGCAACGTTCGACCCACCAGCGATCATTGAGACACCCGTATACTTCCCGGGTGGCGCGTATCATCTGGAATACCAGATCGACCCAGGCGATGAGGGTGACATCCTGTTCAGTCAGCGATGCGTCGACGGATGGTTACAGACGGGCGGTATTGCTGCAAACCCCATCGGTCGTTTCCATGATCCACAGGATGCGTTCTTTCTCCCAGGCTTCCGGTCACTCCCCAACGCACTCCCGGCGTTCCAGAACAATGGGATACGCATGAGCAACTTGACCGGTACACAGTTCATGTGGTTGAAGAACGACGGGTCGATGTCATGGGAAAATGGTGCGGGGTTCATCCGTGTGGACGCGTCGGGGGTTGTGAACATTAACGGTGTTACAATCGATACTGCGGCCCTCGTGACCACATCGAACGACGTGGTGGTCGGTGCGATTCACCTCAAGACCCATCGTCATACTGGCGTCACTGTCGGTACTGGCACATCCGGGGTACCAACACCATGACAGTTCGACACCTCGACGAAGAGACCGGCGACATCGTGACCAGTGGCGAACTGCAATTCATCGGCGGGCGTGAAGAAATCGCGCAAACCGTCAAGACCCGTCTCGCGCTGTTCCTCGGTGAGTATTTCCGCAACATCACTGACGGCACGCCGTGGTACGAGCAGATTCTCGGTAAGTTCACAAGTCTAGATATTGCCGAGTCGGTTCTACGGGTGCGGATCGCACGTACCCCTGGTGTTATCCGACTGACCAGTTTCGACACAGATTTCGATATTGATTCCCGCACGTACACAGTGACTGCCGGAATACTCACCATTTACGGGGTTGACGAGGTAACTTTTAATGGCTGAAGTCACGGCGCAGGGGTACGCACTCAAGACCCAAAACGATTGGTTCGACGAGGAACGTCAGCTCTATCTCGACATCGACCCAGCGTGGAACCTCGACCCATCGACCCCGGACGGCCTGAAGCTCGCTCACGACGCGGAAGTGTTCGGTGTGTTGGATGAGACGCTGCAACAGGCGTACAACTCCAAAGACCCTAACAAGGCCGTTGGTCTTGATTTGGATGTCATCTGTGCGCTGACCGGTACGTCTCGTTCCGAAGGTACACCGTCAAACGTCGCGGTGACTCTGACCGGTACGACGGGAACCATCATCGCAGCCGGTAAACGCATTGAGTCGGTCACCACGGGGTCACGTTGGACCATTGACCAGACGGTAACCCTCGTAGCCGGTACGGCGTCCACAACGGCGACATGTACCATCAACGGACCAACCCAGGCTGATATCGCGACACTCACTAACATTGTCGATATCGTGGGTGGTTGGACGGGCGTCAGTAACCCCAGCGTGGCTACCCCGGGCACCGATGAACAGTTGGACGCGTCGCTGCGCATAGAGCGCGCCACGTCCGTTGGACGTCCAGGTAACAACCAGATCGACTCTATGCTTGGCGAACTGTTTGTGGTGTCGGGTGTACGTCGCGTCAAGATTTACGAGAACGACACGAACAGTGCCGCTGTGGACCCGGTGAACAACCCGTGGGGTCTCCCGGCGCATTCAATCTCGGTAATCGTTGACGGCGGTGCGATTACCGATGTGGGTATGGCGATCTACATTAAAAAGAATCCTGGCGTATTACTCAACCAGTCAGGCACGCCGGTAAGCACCACCGTCATCTCGCCGAAGTACCCGACCAATTCCAAATTGATTCGTTGGGCCACACCGCTGTATCTCGATATGGTCATCGCCGTCACGGTGAAGAATGACGGGACGCTGCCGACGAACATCGCGGATCTCATCGACGAGGCGTTCCTAGAGTTCACCGTGGGTACGCTTGTACCGGCTGGTGATGGTTTCAAACAGACCGGCTTTGACATTGGTGAAAGCGTCCCGTATCTGACCCTTACCACACCCATCAACAAGGTGTTGGGTGAATTCGGTAACAGTTACATTCAATCGTTCACCGTCAATGGCGGCACAACCAATGTGGCGATAGCGTTCAATCAGCTTTCACGCTGGACTGCTACCAACATCAGTACGACGGTGGTGTGATGAATATCCCCGATCGGATTTACGCACAGTATCGGAATAAGCCGAAAACCATTGCGTGGTACGCGATCACCCGCGAACTGGCCGATGAGATTGATACGGCAGCCCAAGCTGTTCGGCGCATGTACGATATCGACAACAACGTCGGCGAGCAGTTAAATATCATCGGTCGGATCGTTGTAGCCAGTCGTAATTTTTTGGCAAGCACGCCGCTGACGGTAAGTCAGTTCGGCGATGTCGATGCTGAGTTCGGCGACCTTGACGCGGTGTTCAGTGCTCTGAGTATCGGCACCGATTCGCAAATGTCGGATGAATTTTTTCGACTCGTCATCCGTGCCAAGATCGTAAAGAACAATAGTGATGCAACGATTGAGTCAATCCTCAACGGTGTGACATTTCTCATCCCCGGTGCCGATGTGGTGCGGGTAATCGACGGGGAGGATATGTCATTCGCAATCGAGTTCCGGGGTAACATTACGGATCTTGAACGCTGGGCGTTGCTCAATGCGAAACTGATCCCAAAACCACAGGGTGTCCGGTTCAACGGATTTCTCGACAGTTACACCCCTTCGGAATTCGGTGACGTCGATGCTGAATTCGGTGACACTGACGCACAATTCCACGGTTATGTAGGAGTTTGACAAATGGCTTTACAACGTGACGCACGATACCCCGGTCGGTGGACTGCCGCATCAGGTGGTCACCCTCAAGGGGCATTCAAGAACCGTACGGCTCCCGGCGCACTTGACGGTTCATATATTGAGCAGGACTGGGCAAACGACTGGGATGGGTTTTTTTCGTCGTTATTGAGTGCCACGGCTATCACGCCAAATGGCACAGTGGACGCTGTAGGAGCATCTCAATACTTCACTGCGATGCTCAATCTGACTAAGCTCAGCTTACGACTATCGGTCATCACTGCTGGTTCGGGTAATTTTACGGTTCCAGTAGGTGTCTATCGCATTCAATATAAGATTTGGGGTGCAGGCGGTGGCGGTGGCGGTGGCGGTGTAACAAATGCCGGCAACGGAGGAAGCGCGGGCGCATATTCGGAAGGGTGGCTTTCCGTGACTCCCGGGCAGGTGATCCCTTACGTCGTCGGCGCTGGCGGAACTTTTGGCGTTGGTGGTGCGGGCGGCGCAAATGGTGGGACCAGCTCTCTAAATACAACCATCGTCTGCACTGGCGGCGGCTTTGGGGCCGGAAACGGCTCTGGAAGCGGACCGCAAAGCACGGCAACGGGGGGGGATTTAAATATCGGCGGTGGCGCCGGTACTGGACCTTCAGTTTCATCTGGGTCACTAATATATGGACCTCCTGGCGGATTGGCTTTCGGGTCCGGCAACACAGGGGTTGGTTACAGTGCCGGAGCTGGCGTTACCGGGAAAACCCCTGGTGGTGGTGGCGGCGGCGGTTCCGGCGTGGCGCCAGCATCTGGCGGTGGTGCCGGTGGTGCTGGATCATTATATATCTGGGGTTAAAGACATGAAGATATTTGCAAGAATAGACGGCAACAAAGTTGGCTCAACCCAGGAAATCGATGATGGGGCGGATATATATGATTACTTCGATCATTCTCAACTATGGATTGATATCACGAATGTCATCCCGGCCCCGGCTTACGGGTGGTCATATGTTGATGGCGTATTCAGCGAGCCAGTACCGGAGCCTGAAGACCCGCGTCCCGGGATCTTGGCCGAATTGGTACAAATAGATCTCGACAGCGCCCGACCAATCCGTACACTGATTGTTTCAGCGCCGGATATTGGTGTAGGTACGCCTGAGCGAGCCGAAATTGAAGCCTTAGAGGCTCGGGCGGTCATCCTCAGGGCGCAACTGGAAGCTCTGGACACCTGAGATCGTATAAATCGTTATGAGCCGCCACTTGTTCCTTGAGCTGGCGGCTCATAACTTTACGATCTGCTGAGGATGTGGTAATCGGTTTCACCCAGCTACACGCCGTATCAATCGGCACGATTGTGCTTTGACAGCCTTGCATCAAGCTCAGCATCAGAATCAGCAGCCACTGTGACTTCGACATGTACACGTTCCTTGACGGCCTGTACCGTCGCTTTAGCCTGTTCGACCTGTTGGGTTTGTGATGCCTGTTCGACACCCTGGGTGATACCGCTGGACTTGCCCAGGCGATGCCCCGCAAGCGCCCCGAGTAACGCACCCACGACGCCAATAATGATACCGATGATCGCTGTCAGACTCATACCAGCGCCCTCCGCACACCCTCACGAATTACCGACTCCGGATACTCATACCCCGCGTTCTCGTGGTGGATGATCGCCTTGACGAAGCCTGTTAGCACTACGGGGTCTTTCAAGTTCACGTCGGCGCCTGGAGCCGTACCAGTCTTTTGTTCAACGGCGCGCACATAAGCGCTCGTATCGTTCTCGACTGAGGGTGCCCAACGACTGATGATCGCCTTGACAGTCTTCAAACCGTGTTTGGTTTGATACGTCTGCAACAGTTTGCCGAGCGCTCGGATACCATTCTCGGGCGAATCGAAGCGAGCGAATCGTTTCTCAAGGGCATCGTTCGGTGGCATCTGACCTTGCCACTTGTTGGCTTGGTTATAGTCGATGTTTCCCGGGTTGTTATTGCGGACACCGCGTGGCGTACTCATACCTTCGGCCCCGATACGGAATGTTGACGAACCTGAATGGCCACGAACGTCGCCATAGACAGACCGATCATCGTGTAGCGATATACGTTCGGGTCCATATACTGCTGCATGGATGGCAACCACTGCATCACATCGTTCAGGTTGATGCCACCCAGCACGATGAGCAGCCATGTCGACCAGCGCTTGTACCAGACCCGCCATTGTGGGATTAATTGCATATCCGACCCCTCGTCTATAGAATGTCATGCACTTATCATACTGGAAGTCATTCATGAAACCTAAAGTAGCCGACAAGAAACCGTCCAAAGATGCTGGTGGCGTAGGACGCAGCAAACCAGCCTCGACCAGCACCGGTACCGGTGATGCGGGCGGTAAAGGTCGCACTAAGAAATGATTGTTTCCGTGCTGCTGTGCGTGATTGGCATCTTTGCATGGTGTCAACCGTCGGCAGCACGCCGCAAAACAGCTTTCCTGTTCGCTACACCCACCCTTCTGTTCGCGCTCATTGCCGGGTTGCTCAACGACCAATGGTATTACATGGGTGCCGCTTTAACTGATTCGCTTGCTATCATACTGCTATCATTTTTCGTCACCATCGATAAACTGGCAGTACGGTTGATGATTCTCAGCGCCGTATCTATGTCTCTCAATATCGTCGGGTTAGCGATGTACGAGATGTATCAACCCTCGACAATTTACGACGCGCTGTTTATCGCCCTGTACATCGGGGTAGTCATCGCACTTGCGGATCAGGAAGGCTCAAATGTGGGAAATGGTGGAGCTGACAGGTTACGTCCTGGGGATCTGCACAATGCTGATCCAAGCCTTCGTGTTAGTCATCAGAGCGATCCGCAAGTATGAGCATTCTCGACTCTCAGCCAACCAGCTACGTGGTATCCGCAAGCACGACAGTGACCGGCCTATCGACGTGGCTAAATCTGATCCCGAGTGAGATCGGCAAACTCGCCACCGTTGTCGGTATTATCCTGTCGATCACCCTCATAGTCATGCACGTACGCAAAATGCGCCAGGAGGCGCGGGAGTCTGCATTGCGTGAGGCGATACTCGAGGAACAGCTCAGACGTGAAAAAGCCTCGAACAGTGCCGAGGCTACGTTGCGATCAGTCGGTTGACTACCGACCTTTCTTCTCTTTGCGCATGACGAGGTACCGACCGTACGCCTCAGACTTCGGTTGCGTCATACCCAACCCTTTGCACCACCAATCATTGCGCAACAGCACCTTACATAGTCGGCGCCAGCTCGGCGCCCATTGTTTGTCCTCGAGTACCTTCGGTGCGAAGTCCGGGATACCACCCACATACCCACGCCCCTTCCATCCGCGTAGGAACACTTTGAACCGTGGGATGAAATGATCACGTGTCACCTTCGGCATGGTCGCCAGTAGCAGATTGCAAAATGATTTATATGTGTGACCCTCGGGCAGTGTGATTTTGTTGTACCCCATGATGTTCCCCGTCTCCTGTACGTATAGCGCCGCACTGTTGGCACCGTTCACGCGGGCGACAACGCGATACCACGTCTCGGGTTCGAGGATGTGGTACAACCACAGGCCGCGACGCTGATCATCACCGTACGGCTGGCACAGGCGCTGCTGTGACGGCTTGACGCCCGCCTGATGCATCAGGTCGTAAATAACGTTGTGTTCGCGGTCGGGATTCTTCGCGTGATAGATCCAGATGTCCTGGGTACGCCAATCGTAGATCGGATACACGTTGTAAACGTCGGTCATGACCTCAGTTGTCCAGCGATTACCGCCGTGTGTACCCTTGTTGAAAATGGCGATGGTTCGGAAACGGTTCAAACTCTCGTCGCAACGGATACCCACAAACGCCGCCGTGGGTTTGTCACCGCCATACCATTCAGCGAACAGGACGATGAATTCCTCGAACTCCATGTTCGGCTGGAACCAGGGAAGTTGCACCGGGTCGCTGATCACACCCGCCCGGGTCGGCATCGGGCGAACCCAGTCGGCCTTACGTTCCGGGTCCCAGCAAGTCCATACGGGTTCGAAGTTGCTCGACGCGTTGCGCAGTTTGATCGGTAGACAGATCCAGTGTAGGTCGATGTTGTCGGCGTAGCGCTCAAACATCTCGTCGGCGTGTTCGGACGTGCGTTTGTACTGTGCCTCGAAGTCGATCAGCATCACACCGACCACACGGTTGCGTTTGATCGCCTCGTCCATCACCAGATGGAACATGACCGACGAGTCTTTACCACCGCTGAAGCTGATGAAAATGTTTTCAAAATGATCGAACGTGTACACGATCCGCTCACGGGCGGCGGTCAGGACGTTGATGTCCAGGTATTTTTTAAGTTCCATTGTGACCTCAGTACAGGTTCATTTCGGTTTTGGACTGCGCTTCGTCCGGCGCCAGCGGTTCGCCGCCATTCGCTACCAACCACTCGTTGAGTGCGTCCAGGGCGATCTGGTCGGCGACTTGCTGTTGTTCTTCGGTCAATAAGTTGTAACCACCCCGGTAACGTGACGGGATGTGAAACGCGTACGCCGCTGCGGCCTGACCGAGCCACGCGATCCGATTCATGTTCGGATTCGTCAAGTAGTGTTCACACGAGTGCTTCCATTCGCGAATGATCTTGCCCAGGATGTCGCGGAACAAAACGGTGTCAACGAGTAACGCCCGGTACATCTCCTGGCACCCGTCGTCATCGCCAAACCACGCTGGACCCTTGTTGTTGTAAAACCCAGCGGGGTAACACTCCCACTTTTCCCACGTGTGATAGATGCGTTCCATTACAGGTCAGCCTCTTCAATCTGGTCGAGTTCCTCGTCGCTGAAAATCGCAGCGTCCCATGCGGTTGAAAATTCCTCATCGGCGAAGACTTCGACCAGACCGGATACCTGACACAGACGCAACACTTCGTCGGGGTCCATACCCAGCTCTTTAGCCACACGCTCGTCAGACCAGTTACGCTTTTTCAACTCGATCACAATGTCAGACATCGACTCGACATTGTGTTTACCGCGTGCCCGGTTGTGACGGATGGTCGACGCCACGCGGTCATTACGTTCGGTGTTCTTCGTCTGGATCGCCACGATGGGCATGAAGCCTTGCAGACGCAGCACCACACTGGTTGAACGCTTGGCAACGGTCGTGCGGTGGAACCCGTCGACCACCTCGTACATATCATCTTCACCGAGCCAGCCGACCACCGGTTGAGTGAACCCGTCGTGATCAATGGAATGTTCGAGTAACGCCATTTCAGGTGGTGCGACACTGTTGGGGTTGTAATCGTTGGCGTACACGGAATCGGTCGGCACCCAGCGTACAAAGTCAATCGGTTCCGACTTGAACGGGCTGTACTCGTGGATCAGTGCGCGCAACCGGTTAATTTCAGCAACGCGTTCGTCGAGCGGTAGGTCTGCGAGGTATTCAAAATCTTGCACGGTGTATCTCCCTGGTGTGTATGGCGTCATTGTCGCTCAACGTGACGAGCCCGTCAACAACGGGTTGACTAGCTTTTCAGCCTCGACGATGTACCACTCGTAATTCAGATCCGACCAGTCGAAGTGACGCGCATCGGCACACTCTGTGACGAGCCAGTCCTTGCATATACCCGTCTCTCGCGTTTCATGCTTGCTGCGATTGCCCGTGTGGATTCGTGCGTCCCATGGCGTCCCAGCGCTGTCGAGGTCACCGGGTTGACCCGCGATCTCACGCATCACGGCGTTGAAATTCGAGTCGGTCAACTTCGCTTTACGCTTCCACGTCCCAGGCTCGTCTGTCGGTGGTGCGACCTTCACGAGTGTTCCACCGTTGCGGCTGACGAAATAACGGGTTGTCCCCTGCAACTGTTGATCGATACCCCAGTCCTTGAAACGCAGGTGAAGCGAGTTCGACCTTGGCACCTTGGCGCGACACATGAAGTCGAACGGGTCACGGTGATTGGTGATGAACTCACGTACTGATTCGCCGCGCACCAACGCCGCTTCAGCCGCCCGGGCCACTACTTGTGCCGACGGGTCTTGGTGCCACAGGGTGTTGTACTCGTATGCACCTTTGCGCTTGAGCTTACCGCCCTCGTATTCAGCTATGTACGAGTTCACGTCGCGGATGATCATGCGGCTATACAGTGCGTATTCGAGGTTCAGTTGCGTCACACCCTCCCACCACTTGCACACACTGTAGAAATGCGCCTCGAACGACCGTGGGATGCGCACGGTGAGGCCGTCAGTGTTGCACTGAATCATCGTCATGTTCGGGATCTTGACGAGCTGTTCAGCGAGCATACATAGCGACAATTGACCGTTGATCGTGGTCGCCATCGTGTAATACGGATCGAACAGGCAACTGAATTTATTGTTCGAATTACCGTATGACGCGTTCAGCGATTCCTTGAGTGCAGCGTTTTCGGGTGTACCCTTTGCGAAGGTTGCCCGTTGCAGGAATACCCCGTTGTAACTATCGCAGTACGCTTCACCCAGGTGCGCGGGGTACAGACGATTGACGATTGCCATTTTCGGGTAGAACGACGTCACATCGGCGTCGATGATCATGTATTCGTCGTCAGACCTCACGATCTGTGAAACGATAGACCCGTGGATTCCCCCGAGACCGAATACATAATCGAACCCGTCGATGGTCGCCTCGATGTTGGCGAATGCACCTTTCGTCTTGACCTCTTCACCCATGTCGGTTCGACGTAGTGTTTTCGCTTTGAACTGTTCAACGACTTGAATGAATTCGGGACGTTCGAACTTGACATACGGGAAAATCACGTCGCCGAGGTTGATACTGTCGCGGTACGTTTGGCGGGGGTGCTTGCCGCCCGGACCACGGTCGAAGCACACGATGCCGGACGCTTCCATCTCCTTGGTGAGAATCGTCGCGCCGATCTTGGTGTTGCTCATGTTCATCATGCGAGTTTCGTAACGCTTCGACAGCGCCTCACGCAGATGCACCTCGGGAAGAATCCGAACGTAGAATTTCAGGGTTTCGCGAACGTCGTGTTTGTTGTACGTGATCAACTCGTCGATCTGGTCGTCGCGTAGTGGAATGCCGACGGGGAACGGTAGGTCGATCACGTTGCGCGAGCGCATGACGATCTCAAGCGCCTTGAGGCTGGTACGCTTGTTGTTGTTATCGAAGTGGCAGATCTTCATCGGGTCGAGTTGTTCGAAGACGTGGTCGCTTTCCCGAATCGTCATACCGAACCGGTCGGCATCGCTCGCCTTGAGGATTTTCATCGCGTGGGCGTATATCTGCCCCCCTGTGGCGTTAGGGTTCGCGACGAGCCAATGAATGATCGGATAGTCAAACCCCAGGTTGTTGTACCCGATACCACGTGCTTTGCTTCGACCCAGTCCGAGTACGAATTCGATCAGCTCGGCGACTTGATTGCGACGGTCGGAAATCTCGAACACGACCTCAAGCCCGGTCGCTGCGTGGATAAACGATGCTGTGATTACATTGGGGTAAGTTTCCAAATCCCAGCCCCAATCGCGTGGATCGAGCGGTGCAGCAACGCTGAACGCTTCAGGTGTGCCACAGTGGGGGCATTTGTCGAGGTCGGCGGGGTATGTTTTGCCGCAGCCATTGATAGGCTCGCAGCGGCTCAGTAATCGCATGTCGTTCTCCCTGTGTGAAAAAGCCCGGTCTGTGCCGGGCTTCGCGTATTGTGACAGATTGGTCAGTCCAGCGCACGCAACGAATGTCGGGGATGCGTGAACGACGGGTAATCACCGGTGGAATTGAACGTGACGCTGACATGCTCGATGCCGGTGTGACGTGAATCATCGCTCGCCAATCCGTAATCACACTTGCGAAACTCGTACACGATCACACCGCGTTTTGCCATCGGCTCAATCTTGGACTCTTCGAGAATCTCGTATCGTCTGACCATTACAACGTCACCCCGTAAGTTTTACAGATGTCGATCAGATGCACCGCCTGACTCTCGGCGTCATCGACCGCGTTGTGGTGTGTACCGGTCCGGACGAGCTTGACCGACGGATACAACGATTTGATCGTGCGATAGCAGCGGTCGTGCCAGAATTTCCAGGGTTGATCGATACCGGTAAGACGATACGCGTTCGACATGATCACGTTGTCGAATGTCGCGCCGTTGCCCCACATACCGGACACTTGGTTTTCCATACAGAACCACGAGAACAGTCGCAACGCTTCTTCCAGCGGGTCGGCTGACTCGTTACCCTTGAACGCTGCACGGGCCTGTTCGGACTGTTGCAACCACCACAGCACCGTCGAGGTGTCCATCACGAGTCCGGCTTTCACGGATGATTCGAGGCTGCATTGCGCGTAAAACTTGGCGTGTACACCGTTGAGATCGAAAGCCACGGCGCCGATGGCGATGATTGCCGCCTGCGAGCCGTTACCCATTGTCTCGATGTCGAGCATGATATGAGACATCAGACTACCCCCATCGTGTTGATTTTCCGGAACATGATGGTACTAGCTGGATCGGTATGAACCGTTTCCAGGATATTGTTTTGATCATCCCAGTAGTGGAGTACGACCTTTTCATCGGAAACCAACCCGACGGTAAGGCGAGGACTACCACTTTTTAACTCGACCACATCGCCGCTTTCGAACTTTTCCATACGTGTTACTCCCTGACTGAGTGAAAGGCCCGTGTGACCGGGCCAGTCGGATGGTTACGCGACGAGTTTGCAGTGCGAGGTTACCAACGCTTCGTTCCAACCCGGCATCGCGAGCCATTCAGCTTTGGTCAACACGTTGCCGTTGTACTCGTACTTCTCGACGACAGGCGGTGGGGTTACCAGATCGTGAGCTGGTGGCGGCGGTGTAACAGCAGCGGCAACGACAGGTGGTGGGGTGTGCGTCACTGGCGGCTTGGCTGCGACCGGTGCACCTTCCTGGCTCGTACCACCGTTGACGACCACGCCGCCCTGGATACCAGCGAACTCGACGTCGGCGTTAAACGCGCCTTCGCTGATGATCTCGATACCCGCCTCGGCGAACATCAGGCCTTCGATGTTCTGGTACATCCCGGCGTTGGTTTTCACGGTTGTTGCACCGTTGAACTTGGTCGATGCGACGACCCAGAACCAGTCACCTTTTTTCACGGCGGATTTATTCAGGATCGGTTGCTTGTTACCGTCGATCAGCGTGACTGGGCCCATCGCCTTGTAGCGTGTGAACTTGATCAACCAGTGACCGGCTGGACGCGACTCGGTGCCGAGTTTGGTCGGATCTTCTGGAGCGTCACAGTCTTCGATTTTCCAGTTGAAGCCAGCTTGACCGCAGAGCGCGGCGGTGCACTTCGAATCACCCGCTGCCTCGTTGTACATAGTGGACCAGATCGCATCCCAGGTTGGACCCTTCGGCACTGCGAAACCCATGAACCAGTGATGCTTACCTTCGTCCGGCTGAGGTTTACCCTCGTGGTCGGTGACCTTCAGTTCGAACGGGGAGCCCATAACCAGACGTGCTTTGAACGGGGTGTACTTGGTAGTCATGCTCATTACCCTTGTGTGTTGAATATCTGACGGATCTTGGCGCCGTCGACCTCGACCAGCTTCAGTGCGGTCATTGGTGTCTCACTGTATTCAGCTATGACGGATTCGTCAATACCTTTTTTACGAACTTGTGCCGGTGTATCCATCTCGACAGGTTTACGAATGTCCACGCCCAGCAGATCACCCATCATGATCACCTCGGCGTGTGGTACGTCTTTCTTCCAACGCTCACGGCCCTTGCCGCGCTCAGTGCTGAAATACGACACGAGCCCCCCATTACTCAGCTCGTGAATCGCTTGTTCCTCCAGGCCGCTGAGACGGTACTCGATGGCCTTTTGCGCACGACGTAACAGCTTCAAGTCCACACCGAGGTTGTGCCCCGTCAGCGTGTGGGTTTGAAGCTTACCGGCGAAGTCGATACCATCGTAAGCAACACGACTCAGCGTGTCGCAGTTCGCCCGGGCGGAACAGTTTTTACACTGTGGTCCCACGGTGCAGGGAGGCGACTCACCCGTCACGACTGGTAATGCTTCGTGCAAGATACGCCAGTAATGCGCCACGTCTTTGGCGGTGACGAACCATTTACGGATCGGACCGTCACGATGGAATCCACGGGGTTGCACGACACGCAGATCGAGCTTGACGGCGTCTTGTACGTAACCCGGGAGGTTCAACCCCTGGATCACACCGAACGCGCCGATCAACAGTTGCCAGTTCTCGAACGGTTCAACCAGTGAATGACCGAATTTTGCATCCCACACGACCAGCGTGTTTACCGATGCCTCGTAAACCCACGCGTCGGGGATGCAATACCACCCGGGTAACCAACGGCTGAGATCGACACGCTGCTCAACCTTGAGTTCCTTCGACACGAAGTTGAAGTCGCAGAACTTTGCTACGTCATTGACGTATTCGTATGCCGCGTCGAACAGTTCCTGGGTGATCACGATGCCGTCTTTGCTGAGGCTCCCGACGATGCCGGTAAAGTCCAGAACGCCACCCTTGCGCCAGCGTTCGAGCATCAGTTGAGACGCCTCATGACAAGCGCGACCTTCGAGTCGTGACTCAGATGGTTCAGACGGTACGCCAGGGTGTGCGGCTCGGGCTTGCGCGCTGCCGAGACACCTCATCCAGTCGTTACTGTCGTGTACGAGTGGGAGGATCATGGTTGCACCTGTTCGACGTATTTATAGACGGCGTAGTTCAGCACACGCTGACCCTCGTGACTGGTGATGCTGCTCTGGCTACCGAGATACGCGTCGATGGTCCAACCTTCTTCAGCTTGAGTAGTCACGAGCCATTCACGAAGAGTCGATTGATCGTAGGTGTCGAGTGGGCAAACAACACGGCGAGGTTCGCGAACTCGTAATTTCCCGACATGCTCCAAACCTCGAACTTCACCGGTGATCCTCACGTGCGACAAACCGGTGATTAAGTTTGCGTAGTCAATCATTGACATCGACATGTCGACGAACTGGATATTCGATGCGTCATCCGTCAATGTGACGGTGATCGTGTCGTTACTGCATCGGGAAATACTGATTCGTGCATTGATGTGCATAATCCGTTACTCCCCGAAAGCGGCTTGGAATTGCACCAGAACTTGTGGAATCAGATCCGCACGCTGACCCAGTTGTTGCAGGGTGGTCAGACCGTTCGCCGCCAGGATCTCGTTAACCTTGACCACCATCGCAGGTTTCGCCGCTTCGTCTTTCGGGGTGCGACTGGTGAGCCAGGACATCAACTGTGCAAACGTTTCGATTGCTGGCTTGTCGACAGTGATCGGCGGCGCCACAGCGGTAACCGGTGGGACGACTACAGGTGGTGCGATGGTTACTGGGGGTGCTACGGCATTGAGCGCTGCGACTGCATCACCCACGGTTGCTGTCGGTGGTGGAACACTGCCCTCAACTTCAGTGTAAGAACCCACACCTACGACCACTGTTGGCTCGACGACACCCTCAATAATATCTACGAACGCATCGACTTCAGCGTCGGTTAATACCTGCGCTTCCTCAGCCGCCGCATCAGCTACAGCACCGGGCGAGACGGGAATCGCCATCAGGTCGGTCAGCTCAGCGGTCACACGGGCCAATGTGGCGTCCCAGTCGGCTTCCTCTATACCTTTAGGACGACGACGCACACGCCACGACCCGTCGGTGTTGCGCTCACGGCTGCCAGCGTGGATACGCGCGTCCCACGGTAGACCGTTAGTGTCGAGGTTCGTGTCGGTCACGGCGGCGATATTCAGGTCGCGCTCCTCTTTATCGCTGAGGAACAGTGTGTTGACCGTGACAGGTGGTGTGACGACCACGGGGTCGCCCACCGTTACAGTCACCGGATGTACATCTTCAACCTTCACGCCGGTACGCTCGATCAGATCGGCGAGCGCTTCAACAGCCGACGTGGCGTTGGCGGTATCGACGTTGAGGGTTACGGACATTTCGCCGATGGTGCTGGTTTGACTTGCCGAGGTGTGAACCTCGACCGGTGCTTTATAGCCACGTTCGGCGGCGATCCGCTGAAGCGCTACGGCGATATGGTGCATTTCCATGCTGTCAGTGTTGTCATTAATCGTGATGATCATTCAATCGTTTCCTGTGTTGGGTTGATGTTGCAACTGGGGCAATCCTATGCGAGTATGACGACGTCGTCAACACATCAGGGGAATAAAAATGGGAATGCGTGAAGAAATTATCGAGTACATGAATAACGAAAAACTGTCGTGTCGCGGATGGTTCCATACGTGGCGGTTCAGGTTTCACATACCTTACGAAACCAAACAGATCCGACGCGAACTTGAGAAAATGGAACGCGAAGGTATCGTCACGTCGGATCATGACCAGTCGAATAACACCGGTTGGGCACTCGTCAAAACTATTAACACGATCATCGTTTCGGAGGGTGTATGACAACACTTACCGTCCAATACACCGGCTCACGCGCCACACCCTGGACGACCGTACTGGAACGCCTGATGGGTGAGTTGTCCGGCGGGTATAACTTCGGGACACCACGTGTCGTTTCTCGCGACGAGGACAGCGTCACCGTCACAGTCGATGCGGTTAAGCGGGGTGATGTATGACGTTTATCGTAACGGATCGCTTTGCGGTCGCTCTTCTGACTTATCAGATGAAGAAATTTCAACAAGGTCTCGATGCTGATCAGCTCGAATGGATGCTCCCGGCACTTGAGTCAGTTCGTCAACGTCTCAGCGCTCACGAAATTGATGACGGTGAAAACTGTCGGGGACTGGGTGTTGATCATCGGTGGCAGACACAGCCGAGCGGTCGAGTGTTCTGCACCAAATGCGGGGAAGAGCGCAAATGACCGTCGCTCTTCATCGAACGTTACTGGCTGACGCGGTTGCACGGATCACGTTGCGCCCGTATCAGCAGAAACTACGCGACGACGTGGAATCAGCGTGGGCGATGGGTGCGCGAAACGTTCTCGCGGTGTTGCCCACGGGTGGCGGTAAAACGGCGCTGTTCTCGACGATCATGGCGGACGAAACCCACGCATCGTGTGCCGTCGCTCACCGTCAGGAACTTGTCAGCCAGATCAGTTTGGCGCTCGCCCGCAACCGTGTGCGCCACCGGATCATCGGACCACAGTCGGTCGTCAAGATGATCGTACGGTTGCACATGGAAGAGGTCGGCGCGTCCTATTACGACCCGTCCAGCAAATGCGCGGTCGCCGGGATCGATACGTTGGTGCGTCGTGGCGATCAGCTCGCGTCGTGGTTGCCGACCGTCAAACTGTGGGTGATGGACGAATGTTTTGTCGCCGGGACATTGATCGACGGTAAGCCGATATCCGATATCCGGATCGGCGATGTGGTTACCGCGTTCAATGAAACTACGGGCGAATTTGAACCCCGCACTGTGATGCGCCTGTTTAAAAATCCTGCGCCCGAACACATGATTCGTGTAACTACGCAGTTTCGTCATGTGTTACATTGCACAAATGGGCACCCCTTCTGGACCAAACGAGGATGGGTTAATGCCCAGGACTTGATGGTTACGGATGAGGTATTGGTGAATGATTTACACATGCACGTACTGCAACACGGTTTTGAGCGAGACGAGCGAGTCACAACGGTATCGATTCCGCAAGAATGGAACAATCTTCTGTCTGGGGTCGTGCGGGTACAAGATGAGGGACGAGCAACGAGCGAAGACACGGGTGGTGACACCATTGGTTTCGAAGTTGACCACTCGTACGGCGTCGAAGCCGGGGAAAACAGAAGTGACGTCGTGCACATGGTGTCAGCAGCTACTCGAGATATCGGGTTGGGCGCGGTCACAGTTTCTGCGGGTGGGTCGGGCGTATTGCAACCGGACATGCTCGGACAATTACAGATCGAAAGTATCATCCGAAACAATGAGTCGGACAAACGCGAAACATGCGTCCGCTCGGATGAAAACCAACAACCCAATGGCTCGTTCGGAAATTCGCGAAAAGGTTCGGCAGACCCACATTGCGTCGGGTCATCAGCCAGTGCTGAAAGGTGGGAACGGGCGACCTCCGACGGTTCCAGAAATGACGCTGTACTACATGCTGATGTCGGAGGGGTTCTCGCTTCAAGTAATCGAAAAGACTGGCCCGTATTGGACAGCGAAAGGTTGCCCGAGGCATTACAAAATCGACTGCGGGAATCGAGAGTTGATGATTGCAATCGAAGCGGACGGTGTCAGCCATTCGACACTTGCTCGACAGGAGCAAGACGTTCGGAAAACTGCGTGCCTGGTTGGGTTGGGTTGGACAGTATTGAGATTTTCAAATCATCAGATCTTGAACGAACCGGAAATGGTGTACACGACGGTCATGTCTACAATTTCGAAGTCGAAGGATTGCACACATACGTCGCCAACGGTGTGACTGTGCACAACTGCCACCACGTACTCAAGGACAATAAATGGGGTAAGGGCACGTCGATGTTCCCGAACGCTCGGGGCTTGGGTGTGACTGCCACCCCATCACGCGCCGATGGTAACGGCCTGGGTCGTCATGCTGATGGTGTTATGGACGTGATGGTGATCGGCCCGTCGATGCGTGAACTGATCGATATGAAATTCCTCACCGATTACAAACTGTTCGCGCCGAAGTCTGACTTTGACCGGTCCAGTCTGACCAAGTCGATCAGTAAAACCACAGGGGAAATTTCCGCGCATGAGTCGAGTAAGGCCGTCAGTACATCGTCACTCGTGGCCCATGCTGAGAAAGGTCAGGTGGTGGGTGACGTTGTCCGGACGTATCAAAAGCTGATACCCGGGCTGCGTACCATCGTGTTTGCCCCAGACGTCGCCACGGCGTATCAGCTTGAGGCGGAATACATCGCGGCGGGTATCCCGGCGAAGTGCATTCACGGTGATATGGACGACCTCGAACGTAGTCATGCAACGGGGGATTTCAAACGCGGAAAGACACTAGTTCTCATTAACGTGGCCCTTCTGGACGAGGGCTACGATTGCCCAGCGATTCAGGCAGTACAGGACGTTGCCGCCACCGAGTCGTTCGGGCGGTTCGTGCAGCGCGCCGGTCGGATGCTGCGTCTGATGGACGGTAAGGAGTTCGGCATTTACGTCGACCACGTGGGGAACATCGCCCGTCACGCGACCGTCGTGCATTACCCGGATCAGTCACGTGTGGAAATTTGTCACCGTGAGTGGACGCTGGACCGTCGGGAACGTCGCAGCGCGGGTAAGAGCGAGATCAGCGACACCCGAACATGTAATACCTGTACAGGTACGTTCCCACGCTTTCTCGACGCGTGTCCGTACTGTGGCGAGCCGATCCCGGCACCTGCACAACGCTCGTCTGTCGAGTGGGTCGATGGCGACCTGTACGAACTGGACGCCGCTACGCTCGCGACGATGCGCGCAGCCATTGCCCGTGTGGATATGGCACCGGAGGATTACCGTAACCAGTTGGTCGCGCAAGGGTGTCCGCAACTGGGCGTACTGGGCAACGTGAAACGCCTCGTGGCGACTCAGGAGATCGTGGCGCAGTTGCGTGAGGCTGAGGCGGTATGGGCGGGTTACGAGCGCGCAGCCGGACTCAGTGACCGGGAGATCATGCGCAAGTTCTTCAGCATGTTCGGGGTGGACCTCTGGACCGCGCAAACGTGGAAAGCCGCCGACATGACGGCATTAATCGAACGAATCAACGGGAGTATTAGACGATGATCAGTCAGGCCGAATGGGAAAAGGCGTGTGAAGAATTCGCCGAGCGTGAACAGAAACGGCGCGATAATGCCAAGTGCAAGACATGCTTTGACAGCGGTGTGATCATCGTCGGGTATTCCGGTCTGGAAAGCGACGGTAACGCTCCCGAGTTTGAAGAGTGCGAGGACTGTCACGTATGAGTCTCATCGCCTGGGCAGTGAAACATAACGTGAGCCACGCAGCGCTCGCCGAGCTGTACGAGATGTGGGGGATCAATACCGACCCGGAAACATCGACCGCCAAGCCTGGGAGTGAGGCGGCGGTACAGGCGGCGGTGCGCATGGAGGCGAGTCAGTTGGGTATGCGCCTCTTCAGGAACAATGTGGGAGCTTGTAAAGACGAGACCGGGCGCGTCATTCGTTACGGTCTGATCAACGATTCGGCGCAGATGAACAAGAAGCTGAAGTCGCCCGACCTCGTGGGGATTAACCCGGTGCTGATCACACAATCCCACGTGGGACTGATCATCGGTCAGTTCGTCGGACGTGAGATCAAGAAACCCGGGTGGACTTACGCCGGTACGGATCGCGAGGCGGCACAGCTTGCGTGTGGTCAATTGCTCATGCGCTTCGGGGCTGACTGGAAATTCTGCACCGGACCAGGGTCATTCGATTGACGCGCCGGTCAGCGGGTGACACACTGTCGCCGATGCCAATATATTAAGAGTGGGACACACATATGAGTCATTTGAAAGACAAGATCCTCGACGCAGCATTTAGCCTCGCGTGTGAGTGTGGGTATCGCGGTATTCGCCGTGACATGATTGCCGAGCGTGCCGGTGTGGCGGGTGGTACTGTGAACCTCCACTTCCTGACCATGGACAACCTCAAGGCTGCCATCATGCGGAAAGCCATCGAGTCGGAACAGCTTGACATCCTGGCTGCTGGGATGGCCGAGGGTGATCAGACTGCCATGAAAGCGCCCAAAGCTTTGAAGGTGCGAGCGCTTCAGACACTTCTGTAGTACGTCACGCTTAGCGGGGAGCTATCGCGTATGCCTAGAAAAATCTCGATATCAGATCGGGCTGAGCAGCTGTCTGCGCTTGCTTTATCTGACGGTTATGAATTTGCGGGTTGGGTTGGTGAGTACAGGAACGCTCATAGCAAAATCACCGTGTGCTGCCCGAAACATGGTGAGTGGTCGGTGTCCATCAGTAATTTCGTCAACAATGGTCGTCGATGCCCGCAGTGCGGATTTGATAATAGTGCTGTCAAGCGCCGTATGCATCACGATGAATGTAAAGTCAAACTCACTAATCTCGCTTTATCTGACGGCTATGAATTTATAAGTTTCGATGGCGAATATAAGAATAATAAAAGCCGAGCCATATTTCATTGCCCGAAACATGGTGAGTGGTCAGTACAAATAAATAGTTTCATTAACCTTGATAGCCGGTGTCGAAAGTGCGCCAATGATGTCAGTTCGGCTAAGCAGCGTACACCTCGTGACGAGTGTGAAGCGAAAATTGCAGAACTTTCGTTACGTGATGGGTTTACGTTCCTAGGTTGGGTTACTGAGTACACGAATGCCCGCAGTCGAGCGCTAATCAGGTGTAAAGACCATGGTGAGTGGTCGATCACCGTAGATCATTTCATCAATGAGGGAGTCCGTTGCCCCGGTTGTGGATTTGTCACCATGGCGGCTAAGCAGCGTACACCTCGTGACGAGTGTGAAGCGAAAATTACAGAACTTTCGTTACGTGATGGGTTTACGTTCCTAGGGTTCGATGGTGAATATGAGAATGCATATACCACATCGATATTCAACTGTCCGAAACACGGTGAGTGGCGTACCACCGTCAACTCATTCATCAATAGTGGTACGCGGTGTTCAACATGTTCACCCGGTGGTTACTCCCAGGGGCTAAGGGGGACGCTTTATGCGTTGCTGTCCGATTGTGGAACAATGATTAAGATTGGGATAAGTAACCAACCATCCCAACGACACCGTCAACTAGAACGAAAAACACCATTTAAATTCTCAGTCCACCGTGAAATTCACTGTGTTGATGGGTCGATCCCTCCGTCATTAGAAAAACTATTTCATTCGCAATTCCCATCCGCCGGGCTGAAGGGTTTCGACGGTGCAACGGAGTGGCGGCAAATGAATCCTGATATCACCACATGGTTGGAACTTCTGGCATGAATAATTTCATCATCTGCAAAACTATCCCGTCGACCAGCCGCCCGGGTAAAACTGAAAAAATGCCGTGTGACCTGTCAGGTAAAGTTGTCAGCCTCCACGTGGCAGACCGTATGTCGCACGCTGACGCGGTTGATCGCGCCGCACTACTGGGCGCCGAATATCGCGCCGCCACGATTCTCAATGGTGACGGTAGGTTTTGCATTGACTTGGATGCGTGCCTTCTACCTGATCGAACGTGGTCCCCTCTCGCGATTGAGTTATGTACTCGATTCGCCGGGTGCATGACCGAAACGTCCAATAGTGGTACCGGTCTCCACATATTCGGGGTGGTGGTTGGTGATATGCCCGACCACGGGTGCAAAAACATCCCGCTCAACATCGAGTGCTACACCGATGATCGTTTCATCTGCCTGGGGACGGGTGCATCTGGCGATATGATGCACCCGAGTGACATCGCTTTTAACCAGACCGTGGCGCAATACTTCCCTGCTGAAGTCTCCGTCAATCCGACCACATGGACAACTGTACCTCATCCTGACAGCTGCCCAATTCAGGACGATGCGCGACTCATTGAGAAAGCCCTAACAAGCGAAGGTGTGATGTCGATCTTCGGCGGTAAAGCATCGTTCAAAGACCTATGGGAGCGGAACGTAGACGCATTGATCGAATCGTGGCCTTCCGATGACGGTGGCTACGATGGTTCATCTGCTGACGCATCCCTGGCGCAGCGTCTCGCCTTCTGGTGCGGCGGACAGCACGACAGGATCGAGCGTCTGATGCGTATGAGCGCAATGGTCAGACCCAAATGGGACAAGCACAAGTCTTATATTCACCGCACAATTTGCGGTGCGGTGGCGCGTCAGACAACTTGGTATAGCGTCGGTAAACCCATTGAGATTGCGCCTACGCCAGAGGCGTCGGTTGCTCACATTCCGTTCATGCGATCCGGATTTCAGTTTCTGCCCGCGAGCCAATTGATCGAGCATTTTGCTGGTTGTGTCTATGTTGCTGATGCCCACCGTGTGTTCATGCCAAACGGTGCGATGTTGAAGTCGGAACAATTCAATGCGCTGATGGGCGGCTTTGTCTTCAGCCTGGATGATACAGGTGAGAAGACCACCAAGAAGGCTTTCGAGGCGTTTACCGAAAACCAATGCGTATCGTTTCCCAAAGTCGACTCGCATATTTTTCGCCCTTCTGCACCGCCTGGGTCGATCATCGAGGAAGAAGGTTTTCGCATGGTGAACACGTACGTCCCCGTGAATATCCATACCGAAGCCGGTGACGTGTCGCCGTTCCTCAACCATCTGGCGAAATTGCTACCGAACGAGCGGGACCGCACCATTGTCTTGTCGTATATGGCCTGCATCCTTCAGCACAAGGGGTACAAAATTCAGTGGACCGTTTTACTCCAGGGTACAGAGGGGAACGGGAAGACCCTTCTGACTCGTTGCGTGGCATACGCAATTGGGCAACGTTACACACACTTCCCCGCAGCCGCTGAAATCTCGGAAAAGTTCAACGCGTGGCTCTTCGACAAGCTCTTCATTGCAGTAGAGGATATAAATGTCCCGGACCATCGCACCGAAATTATTGAAATTTTGAAACCAATGATAACTGGCACACGTCTTGCACGTCGGGCCATGCAGCAAGATCAGACCATGCATGATCTCGTCTGTAACTTCATGTTTAATTCAAACCACAAAGCCGCAATCAAGAAAACTCTGTCAGATCGGCGCTTCGCTGTGTTCTATACAGCGCAACAGGACGCGACCGATCTGATCCGTGATGGTATGGGTGGGAACTACTTCCCTGATCTCTATGAGTGGTTGCGCAATGGTGGGTATGCCAAAGTCGCCCACTACCTCAATCACTATGAAATCCCGGCAGCGTTCAACCCCACTACTGAGTGCCAGCGTGCACCCCATACCAGCACTACTGCCGAAGCGGTGGAAGCAAGCTTGGGAGCGGTCGAGCAAGAGGTTATGGAGGCGATTGAAGAGGGGAGAATTGGATTCGCGGGTGGTTGGGTGTCGAGCATGGCACTCGATGCACTTATCGAACGGCTGCGTATGGGTCGTGCCATCGCCCCACGCAAACGTCGCGATCTGATGAAGTCCATCGGCTACGACTGGCACCCGGCGCTTAAGGACGGTCGCGTCAATAATCACATTCTCATGGATAACGGTAAGCCACGCCTGTACATCCGTCAGGGGCATATCCACGCCAATTTGGTGGGTGGTGCCGAAGTGGTACGCCATTACGAGGCGGCGCAAGGCGACCCCGTGGCGATTGCGGCGTTGAGTCAGGCGGTGTAGACTGGTCCCGTCTAGGTTGAATATGTTGTCTTCCGAAAGGAAAGTGGTGTGCAACACCCGAAGCCCCTAACGGGGCTTTTTATTACCGGGGTATTGACGGACTCGTCAGGATGGCTAATACTGGTCATGACATCAATTAACACACGTGGGAGCGGGACTGATGGCACTGATTAAATTGACGTATTTCAAACCGAGTGGGAAGTATGCGTACGACGGTCAAATGAACTACTCGGACTCACTTCACATGTTTCACCTGTCCGACCATATTCAGGATCTGAATCGGACTCACGCGCTACCCGGACTCGGTTCCGGTGTGTGGGAAGGGACTATTCATGTTGACGCTGGTGAGCATCCTCACGGTTATCCAATGTTGATCGCGGTCACTTATCCTCACGGTGGGGTATGACCATGAAACAGCTCGCAGCGATTTGGTACAACCGGGCACGGGCGGCTGAGACCACCGTGGATATACTCCAGGCTCGACTGAACGTGATGCGCGGCGTTGCGCTCGTCGGGTGGGTTGGGATGGTGTTACTGCTGATGGGGGTGTGACGATGAAACCCATAGCGTTTATTTACACGTGTCGCAACCCGGGTCAGACGTCGCTGCTGTGGGCTCACCAACCGCCGCCATTCGGTCACGGGTGGATCGACGTTAAGCGCGTGGGACTCGTGCGAGAGGATGATGTCGAGGCGTTGCGTCGAGATGCTGAGCGGTATCGGTGGCTGCGCGCTAATCAGCTTGACGGACTTGAAATAATGGAAAAATTCGTCGGTGAGCAGATGGAATACGTGACCGACGAAGAACTCGATGCTGCTATCGACTCGGAGCTACTCAAATGATCCAAGACCATACAATCGATCAAACGCTTATCGAACTGGCTCGCACGATGAAAGCGCTCAAGGCGTTGCGGGCGGCCCGTAAGGTGCATAAGGGTCGTTACCCCGATAGTTGGTCATATCCGCCGAGCGTTGATGCTAGCGCCGCTACCCGGGCGAGTATGGATCTCACGCGTAAGTTGGCTGATTTGAGGTGCGGACGATGAACACAACCGAGACGGAAGTCCTTTACCTGCTCTGTGGGTTAGGCTGGGGTATCGCCTTTGTGCAATTCTGCTGGTTAGTCAAGTCGGCGGTATGAGCACCCACACCAGATGTCGTAAATGTGGTGCCCGTAAAGCCCTGGCGCGGTGGCCGACGTCTCGCCGTTGCAAGTGTGGCGGCGAGTATCGACTCGATACGTGGATGAGCTCACGTGTGGCCTGTAACTGTGATGGGTACTGGTTCATCCACCGTCAAGGCTCGGGACAATGTAACTACAACCCCAACAGGAAGGATTGGCGCGATAATGAAGATCAAACGTGAACGAATCACCGCCGCTGGCAAACGCGAGGTTGTTGTCGAATTAGACCAAGGTGAAAAACTGATAGGTGTAGAAACCCATGGTCATTATCGACTCGGTGGTCAGATCGACGATGTTGTCGAATGGCACGTCATGACAGACAGTCGCAAAGTACACTGGTGCCACTTCGAGCAAGCGTGGGTTGATATATGACCCAGCACACGACGTGTCCTCAGTGCGGGTGTACCGATCTGATACGGTATAGCTCGCTGAATATGAAGCAATGTCCCGACTGTAAAACCGAGATCCCCTGGCACCTATCGGACGGGCAGAAACCGTTGGTCGGGTCGAACCGTCAGGACCGTAAATTAAATATTGACGTGAATGACGGACTCGTCAATACTCCACACAACCCCAACACGGAGTAACGATCATGGCCAAGAAGACCCCGAATACAGCAAAAGCAATCGTATGGACCGAACGTTCCCGCTCAGAAATGGAAGGTCCGACTAACTCAATCATCTACTACATGTTCATGATGGTCCCGGAAGCGCAACGCGCTCAACTGATTAATGACATGACCGAGTGGCATGCGGGGACTCAAGTCGAGACCGTATCATGACCTGTCGAGCGCGCCGGTATGGCGATCAGTACCACTGCCACGCGTGTGGCTTCCAATGGGATGTAGACGACGAGGATCGACCAATGTGTAAACCTGGGAACGCTGTACGTGGCGTGGTGTTCGCGCTGGCTCTCTGTGTGGCTGGTGCTGCCGGTGCCACAGACTGTGATGGTACTCGCGCCGGGGAACTCACACGGCAAACTGTGGCGATTGCTGAAGTGTGTCTCGTGACGGTACAGCGGGTTGGTATGAATGTCGGTGGGCAGACTGTCGAATGTCAGGCGTCGCGTGATACGTCGTTGCTCCAGAACGCTGAGGTGCGGCGCATGGCTGATGCCGGGTGTACGACCTACTACAACGGGCCGAGCATGGCTGACGTTCGTCGCCTGGGTGAGCTGGCGTTACAGTTTAAAACCGCTCGTCGGTGATTCAAGCCCTTCGGGGCTTTTTATTTGTCTGCGTATTGACGGTGTCGTCATTAGAGATAATAATTATCACGTCATCACATACCGAGCAGACACCATGGAACGCCGTCAGAACACCGCATCACCAGCGCCACACATGAACATCGCACAATGTATTCGTCGGTCGAGCGACCCATACCGGGCAGCCGTAACGTCGTTCACACGCCGTGACTGCCCGCACAACTCGACGCGTCACGTCTACTACTTTGAGGACGGTTCGTTCCTAACGTTTGAAGTGTCGTACATGCCAGTCGAGGACGGGGGACGTTGAGCTGGTTCGTGACATCAATAATCGTGGTGGCGCTGACGTGTCGCCTGTTTCATAACGCTAAGGGGGACGGTGGATGAGTCCTGAACTGATTGAACATCTGTGGGATCTGCGGGCGTATCACACCAACGCCGTGACGAACCTCATGTCATACGCCGAGGACTCGGGACTGCGCGATAGTGACGTCAGGCATTACCGCAAACGCGCCGACCTGCACGCGGCTCACGTCGTTACAATTGATGCGCTCCTGGCGCTGGATGGTGCGCTATGACCAGTCTCGTCGAGATCGATACGGACCGGGCGATTGAACTACGCGAGTCGGGGCTCCCCTGGCACACCGTGGCTAAGCGCTGTAAGTCCACAGTGTATCTGGTGCGGTCTGCGCTAGGTAAAGTCGGTTACAACCAATGCAAGCGTTACCAGACGACTACCGTGTATGATTCCAAGTTGCTGAGCGCATATCAACTGGCACGTATGAAACGACTTAAGGAAGCCGGGGCAACTTGGAAAGAGTTAGGTCGTATAACCGGTATCGATTGTGGGAAGTTGGAACGCTATGTTAAACGCCACTAAGTCGGAACTTCAGTTTCATATGTATCGTCTCGGTTCGCGTCGTCGAGTTGCGATGTTATATGGTGTGCGCCGCGAAACTATCCGTCAGGCTTTACCACCGACCGATGTGGACTTATTCATGTCGGGGCAGATGATCAGCATCGGTGGAATCCTGGCGAAGCGCTGCAACCTGTGTGGGACAGCCCGCGAGCTTGAGTCGTATTGGACCGACGATGATCGTGCTTCAGGATGTGGCACGTGGTGCAAATCGTGTCGTAAATCAAGGAGTGGGAAGCGATGATATTCGGAACAATTAACGTCGATGGAATAGTAATGATTCGTCGAGTTGGTAAATATATCGAGACGTTGAACAATAAGGGTGAATACGCGCCCGTGGTTAGCAGTGTGGTATTCGGCGATATCGTGCACTGGGCTCGTGGTTTCGTATCTGTCAGTACCACCTGCATCGTAGCGTCAAGTGCGCTGGTGATGTTTCACAAGGGTGGTTGGGCGAGTGTGAGGGGATGCCCTGAAATGGTCAGGGTCACCAAGAAATTCGAAGCGACCGTCTCAAAACATGACCCGATGGACGACACGCACGATTACCGATTAGGTTTCAAAGCGAAGATCGGTGGGTGGTCAAAAACCGTATGCCCGTTCAAGAAATCCCAGCCGGGATACGCAAAATGGTGTGAAGGTTGGGACGATGGACCACCAGCACCATGGAACAAATGACCCGCTTCGGCGGGTTTTTAATTTAACGCTGTCGACTTTTAATCATTTTTGGTTGACATCTGGTTAAAATTTGACCGATTTATAATTTCAGTAATTTAACTGGTGTCGAGATAATTTAAAAATGAGCCATTTTCGGGAGAAATTAACTTAAAAATAAATTATAGCACTCAAAAATGATTTATTTCGTACCCCGGTATACCCCGTACCCCGGAACTCGCAAACTATCCGGGGTAGCCTGGAAGCCACGGATTACGTGGCCTGTGGCGGGTTTACCCGAATACCCCGTATCGCTCTCACTCTCCAACCATACGATATTATATATAATGATATGTATTCTCATATACATTACTACTCTACTACTAATATTATTTATTAAGGGTATCGGGGTATAAAATATATATTAGTAGTAAATACAAG